TAATGCTTATTTTAATCGTCCTTTATTTTCATTTAATGCTCATGCTTATGCTTTAAGCAAAAGAGGAGTTGAGATAATTATTAGTAAACGTTTAGAGGAAAATTTAATTCCAACAGACGAATTTTTACCTACATTATATGATACACATTTTAGAACTGATGTAGTTGAATTGTTAAACAAACATGATAAACGTAAATTAAATGCTTTTGCTACTAATGTAGAATATATAGTTCAAAAAGATAATAAATCACAAACTGAAAATATACATTTAGAACCTGTAATAGAACCTTTTAAAATAAAGATTATGGATAAAGAATATACTCCGTTACATCCAGATTTATACCAATATTGGAATGATACGGCTGCCTGGCATAGAAAATTTTTAGTGCCTGGTATGATTAAAAAAGAGTGGGATTTGTTTGTTGATGAAGAATTTGATGGTACTTATACTTACCCACTTTTTACCAAAGAATTTTGTAATAAAATAATTGAAGAAGCAGAACATGCTAAGGTATGGACTTTTGCTCGTCATGAATTTTATCCAACAACAGATTTTGTATTAACTGAAATTGGATTTGATAAAATATATTATGATTTGCTTTGGGAATTTGTTATGCCTATGGCAATGCATAAGTTTGGATTAGAAGGTAAAGGATGGGATCAATTACAAGCTGAAAACTTTTTAGCACGTTATACACCTGATACTCAAGGGCATTTAAGTTTACATCATGATAACTCACATATTACTGCTCTAGTAAATTTATCTGAAAAAGATGTTGATTATACAGGTGGTGGTACTTGGTTTTGGCGTCAAAAACAATTATCTAGACCTCCACAAGGGTGGATAAGTGTACATCCAGGAAATATAACACATAAACACGGAGCTCGTCCTGTTTTAAGTGGTAAAAGATATATAATCGTTTCATTCATGAAAAATAAAGAATTTTAATTATGGGAATTATACAAGAAAAACCAACACAAATTACTGCTGAAGAATTACAAGAACTTAAAGATCTTCAACAAGCTAAACAAGCATTAGTATATGCTTTAGGCGAACTTGAATACGAAAAATTGCGTTTAGAAGCACAAAAACAATCGCTAGAAGCTCAATTCAATAAAGTTGTTCAAGGCGAATATGAAATATCTCAGCGCATATCTGAAAAATATGGAGATAATAAAATAGATTTAAAAACTGGCGCATTAGAGGCTATCAGTGCTTAATTTTTAGATACTTTTCATATATTTATCAGTAGACAAAATCTAATTAAAACATGGCTGAAACTTTATTATCTCCTGGTGTATTGACTCGCGAAAACGATCAATCACAGATAACTTCAGGTCCTATTGCTGTTGGTGCTGCTATTATCGGTCCTACAGTTAAAGGTCCAGTAGAAATACCAACTATAGTAACCTCATATTCTGATTATAAGAATAAATTTGGTGCTTCATTTGTTAGTGGTGGTGTAACTCTTGAATATTTAACTTCAATAGCTGCATATAACTACTTCCAACAAGGTGGCGAATCATTATTAGTAACTAGAGTAGTATCTGGTTCTAATAATTCTTATACCCCAGCAACCTCATCTCAAATCACTAATTTAGGTGGTACTGGTGCTTCGTTTGTTCTTGAAACACTTTCAGAAGGTGTTATCATGAATAACCAAACAGGAAGTGGTAATGCAACCTTATCAGGTGGTGCTTTAACAAGCGGTTCAGTTGATAATATTCGTTGGGCTATAACTAATGTTAACTCAGGCTCAGGTACATTCAATCTTATTATTCGTCAAGGTAATGATACTCAAAACCAACAATTAGTAGTTGAAACTTGGTTAAATCTTTCATTAGATCCAAATTCACCAAATTATATTGAATATGTAATTGGTAACCAAGTTAAAAATATCGTTACTGATGGTGATGGTAATTTAAATATTCAAGTTACTGGTTCATATGTTAACCAAAGTAGATATGTTCGTGTATCAAACGTACCAGCTCCAACTCCAAATTACTTATTAAATAACGGAACATTTAATTCTGCATATACTGCTTCTTTACCTGCTGTAGGTTCTGGCTCTTATGGTGGTGCCTTTGGTGGTGCTACAGGTCCATTATTCGGTAACGGTAGTGGTGCTTCTACAGGATTAAAAATGTATACTCAAATCGATAATATCAATATCCAAGGTTTATCAGGAAGTGATTACTCAAACGCAATTGAATTACTTTCAAATCCTGATGAATATGATTATTCATGGATTGTTTTACCTGGTGTTACTTATCAAAACGGATCTGGTATATTAAGTACCTTAATGGCTAATTGTGAAAACAGAGGTGATACAATGGCTATCGCTGATATGGTTAACTATGGTGCTGCTGTTTCAACTGTTAATACAGCTGCTAATAGCTACGATTCATCATATGGTGCTACTTACTGGCCTTGGGTTCAAGTATTATCTCAGGAAACTGGTAAATTAGTATTTGTACCTGCTTCAACTATTATGGCTGGTGTTTATGCTTACAATGATAAAGTAGCAGAAACATGGTTCGCACCTGCAGGTTTCAACCGTGGTGGATTATCAGGTGTAATTCAAGCAGAAAGAAAATTATCACCATCAGATCGTGATAGTTTATATATTAATAAAGTAAACCCAATCGCTACCTTCCCTGGACAAGGTGTTGTAGCATTTGGTCAGAAAACTTTACAAACTAAAGCTTCAGCTCTTGACCGTGTAAACGTTCGTCGTTTATTAATCACATTAAAAAGATACATTGGTAACATTGCTGATAATTTAGTATTTGAACAAAATACAGCAACAACTAGAAATAAGTTCTTAAACCAAGTTAATCCGTACTTAGAAAATGTACAACAAAAACAAGGTTTATATGCTTATAAAGTTGTAATGGATGAATCAAATAATACAGCTGAAACAATTGATAGAAATCAATTAATTGGTGCAATTTATTTACAACCAACTAAGACAGCTGAATTCATTATTCTTGATTTCAACGTTACTCCGACTGGTGTTCAGTTTTCATAAGAAAATAAATTAACAATATTTATATCAAACAATAGATAAAATGGCAGTATTAAACCCGAACGAAATCATGTTCACAGCATTCGAACCAAAAGTTCAGAATCGCTTTATATTATATGTAGATGGTATTCCTTCATACTTAATCAAAAAGGCTTCTGCTCCTGGATTTGAAGCTGGTGAAATCATATTAGATCATATCAACGTTTACCGTAAAGTAAAAGGTAAAGTTAGATGGAATGATATGACTTTAGAATTATACGATCCCGTAGTTCCTTCTGGTGCTCAAGCAGTGATGGAATGGGCTCGTTTAGCTCACGAATCAGTAACAGGACGTGATGGTTATTCTGATTTTTATAAGAAAGATTTAACATTAGATATCTTAGGTCCAGTAGGTGATATCGTATCTGAGTGGATTATTAAAGGTGCTTATGTTAAAACAGCTACCTTCGGTGAATACGATTGGACAGCTGATGCAGCAATTAGCTTATCAGTTACAATCGCTATGGATTACTGTATATTGAACTTCTAATTACACATAGTAGATAATAAAGAGGCGCTAAAGAAATTTAGCGCTTTTTTTATCAAATTTTTAAAAAATATATATTTATATCAAATAATGTTATATGATAGAACAAAACAATGTTGCAAATCTAGATTCTACAGAACAATCTAAATTTAAATTCCCAACAGAAACTGTTGAATTACCTTCTAAAGGTTTATTATACCCAGAAGGAAGTCCTTTAGCTAGCGGTAAAGTAGAAATTAAATACATGACTGCAAAAGAAGAAGATATTTTATCAAACCAAAACTATTTATCTCAGGGAACAGTTATTGATAAATTACTTCAATCATTAATTGTAACTAAATTTAGTTATAGTGATCTTTTAATTGGTGATAAAAACGCTATATTAATTGCTGCTCGTATTTTGGGTTATGGTAAAGACTATGATTTTATCAATGATGGAAGAAAAGTAACTGCTGATTTATCAACTTTAGAAAATAAACCTTTAAGAGAAGATTTAATTACTAAAGGTATTAATTCATTTGAATTTACTCTTCCACACACTAAAGCTGTAGTTACCTTTAAAGCATTAACTCATGGTGATGAACAAGCTATTGATCGTGAAATTAAAGGTTTGCAAAAAATTAATCCATCTGCTTCCGCAGATATTTCAACAAGAATGAAACATGTTATCACTTCAATCAATGGTGATAGTGAGAAAAAAACAGTTCGTGAATTTGTTGATAACTACTTTTTAGCTAAAGATTTAAGAGCATTCAGACAATATTATAAGGAAGTAGTTCCTGATGTTGATATGAAAACTAATGTTATAGCTGACGGCGACGTACTGGAGGGCGTCGAGGTAGGAATTGGACTTAACTTTTTTTGGCCTGACTCCGGAATATAGATTTAGTTTATTTAAGCAAATCCATGAAATAGTATTTCATGGTAATGGTGGATATGATTGGCATACCATATATAATATGCCTATTTGGTTAAGAAACTTTACGTTTAATTCATTAAAAAAATATTATGACGAGCAAAATGAACAAGCCGAAGCTCAAAATAATATTATGACTAATCAAAACCCATCAAAAACTGAAATAGCTCGACCAAATATAGCACCTAAATCAACTTATACAACAGTAACAGCGCCCAAAAAATAGGCGCTGTTAATATTTATATCCATCATACATTAGATAAATGGCCGAAAATTCAGCACAAAATACTGCTCAAGCATTAGAAGACGCAAAAAAGAAAATGCGTGAGCTAAACGAAGAAGTTAAACGTTTAGGTGGACAAGGCTTTGGAGATGTTAATGCTTTAATATCATCCATGGGTAATAATATTACCAATGCTAATAAGCAAGTACAATTAATGCAGGATGAGGTTAATGATCTTAAAAATGCATTTGGTAATATATCTGATACTTTAAAAAATGTAATAGCTGATATTAATGGTAGTACTAAAGCCTCTACTTTATTAACTCGTAATTTTAATAAGTTAGAAGATTACTCTCGTAAGATACAGGAACATAAATCTGAGGAAAATGTTTTAACTGTTAAGCAATTAAAAGAATTACAAAAGAAAGTTGGGAAAGAAATGGATTCGTTAAAAGCGAATCTATTAGAAGCAAAAGCACAAGAAACAATTCTTAAGCGTAAGCAAGAAGCGGGAACAATAACTAAATCTGAATCTGACGAATTATCAAAAAACTTAGCATACCAAAATGAAATTAATAGTGCCTTATCAGAACAAGAAGGTTACTTACGAAAAATAGTTCCTTTAACTGCAAAGGAAGTAGAAGAAGAAAAGAAACTACAAAAAACTCTTGGCATAACAGGTAATTTATTTAAAGGGATTACTGGTGCTCTTGAAAAAATTGGAATTCAAAGTGAATACTTTGAAGACATGGGTAAAAAACTAAGAGAAGCAGCTAAATCAGGAAGTCAATTACAAGTATTAGGTACAGGAATTAAAGGAGTATTTAGTGGAATAGGACAAGCATTAGCAGATCCTGTTGGTAAATTTCTCTTATTAATAGCATTAGGTAAAAAATTACTTGATTTTGGTTTACACTTTAATAAAACCGCTTCCGAATTAGGAAAAAATTATGGTTTAGCTGGCGAAGCCGCCCGTGGGTTAGTCCATCAAATAGAATATGCTTCTGTTGCTTCTAATAATTTATATTTTAATTCTAAAAACATAATTGAAGCACAACAACAACTTAATGATGAATTAGGTACTAGTGCTGTGTTAAGTAATGAATTAACTCAAGGACAAATTGATTTAACTAAAAAATTAGGATTATCAGGAGAAGAAGCAGCTAAATTATCTCAGTTTTCTTTGACAACAGGAAAGAGTCAAGAAAAGATAGTATATGAAATTACTAAAGCAAATAAAGGCTTAATTAGTAATAAAAAATTATTACAAGAAGTAGCTAAAACAGAAGGTCAATTAGCTTCGTTTTATAAAAATGATCCTATATTAATTGCTCAAGCAGTTAAAAAAGCAAAAGAATTAGGTATGACTTTGGAACAAACAAAGTCAACCACTGATGGTTTACTTGATATTGAGTCATCTTTAGCTAACGAATATGAAGCAGAGATGCTCATAGGCAAAAATATAGAGTTAGGTAGAGCTCGTGAATTAGCATTACAAGGTAAAACAGCAGAAGCCGCTGCTGAAATGCTTAAAAATGTTGGTGGCATCGCTGAATTTCAGCAAATGAATCGTATTCAACAAGAGGCATTAGCCAAATCAATGAATATGTCAGCTGATGATTTAGCTAAAACATTAACTACACAAGAACGTTTAGGTAAATTAACTAAAGATCAACGTGATAAAATAGCAGAATTAAGAGCTGCTGGTAAGGATGAACAAGCTGATTTATTAGAAAAAAATGCTGGTAATGATAAAGCATTAAAGTTAGCTGAAATGCAACTTGATACTGAAGAAAAACTAGCACAAGCAGGTCAAAAGTTTAAAGATGTTATTGCTAGTTTAGTTGCTGGTCCTATTGGAACTTTATTAGACGGCTTGTCAAGCGCTCTAAGTGTAGTAAACGATATATTTAAAGTTTTATCTGTTTTAAAAGTTCCTCTTATGATAATAGGAGGTATATTTGGAACTATTTGGACTGCTGCTAAAGGAATACAATTAGCAGAAACAATAACTACTGCTCTACAAGGTAAAAAATTAACTTTTAGTAATTTAATAGCAGGTAATACTATAAAAGAAAATTTATTTAAGGTTAAAAATAACGCTCAGGCAGCAGTTGAATTAGCAACAGAAAGAGGAAAAGTATCTTTTAAACAATTAAATAGTGCTTTAGAAAAAGAATCATTTCTTACTAAAACACAAGCTTATGGTATTGCTTTAAAAGAATGGGCTGTAGCTAAATGGAAAGCCTTGACTGGTAAAGAACAACTTGTTACTGATCAATCTACATTACTTGTTCAACAACAACAAAATGCAACTGAACAAGCTGGATTATTAGTAAGAATAAGAAAGGGTCTTGTATCAGCAAAAGACTACGTGATGCAAAAAGGAATAGCATTATTTGAAAAACTTCAAAATGCTTACGAAAGTATAAGTTTAACCCTTAAACAAAAAGGATTAGCTTTAACTATTAAAGATTTCTTTAAAAGTATAGGTCAGGCAGCGATGAAAGTTTATTCATCAGCCGCTGCTATTCCTTTTGTAGGTTGGGCTCTTGGTGCTGCTGCTGCTGCCGCGGTGGTAGGTTTAGGTATGAAGTTAATGACTAAAGGAGATGACGTTGTATCACCAGGATATGGCAAAAGAACGTTAATGGCTCCTGAAGGTGCTATTGCTTTAAATGATAAGGATACAGTAATTGCTGGAACTGATTTAGGTGGAAAAGGCAAAGGTGGTGGCGCCGCTGCAGGTGGTGGTGGAGGATCAATAGATATAGGTCCTTTAGTAGCTGCTATTAACGAAGTTAAAGCCGCGGTAGATGGTATAGTAGGTCGTTCAGTTGAAGTATATTTAGATAGTACACAAATAGCGCAGAAAATACAGACACCGATGGCTGTAACTGCTCGAAGAACAGGATAATAAAATATTTATATAAAATAATAAAACATGGCACAGATTCTCGACCAATTAAAAGATTCATCGTTAAGTTTACAGGGTAAAACTCCTGAAACTTCTCCTAATGCTTTGCCATCATCTACTAACCAAACAGTAAATGATTTAGGTAAGTCTATGTTAGATTTACCAGTAGCAAATCCCGAGAAGTATTTGGATAAAAAACCTCAATAACACGTGAATGCCCTTAATAGATTTAAAATCAGATCTAACAAACTTAAAGTTTGGTAATGACCGTCCTGGGGGCGGCAATAGTGGGCTTCCCTACATTAAAACATACTTACCACAAAACGATTTTGCTATTGATCAGTTGGGATTTGCTGCTGGAAAATACAGCATAGATTTCCCAATTAGAGGTGGTGCTAAAGCAGTTACAGATGCTGTAACTGATACTTTACGTATTACAAAATTTTTAGGAGATTTACAACGTGGTCCTTTCTTTGTTGCCAAACAAGTAGGACTTCAATTATCAAATCCACGTACTGAAGTAGGCAGTGTTTTAGGTAATACTCCTTATACTCAAGTTTATGTACCTACAAATACATTAGCTCAAGTTGGAGTTC